TCGGTAATAAGGTTTCTGGAAAGTCAATTACAGCAGTAGTTGCTAACGGAACTCTTGATACGACAACTGCCACAACTGGCACTGGTCTAGCAGACTTTGGTGCCCGTGATTTTAAGGTTACACTTCCAACCAATGGTTCGGCTGCTGTAATTTTTTCAGTCACAAACTCTGCTGATTTGGCAACTGCTGTAACTGGTTTTAATACCATTACTTCATCTGTTGCAAAGAATATTGCAGTTCGTGACCTTGCTGCAGAACTTACTGCTGCGCTTGCTGCCAAGGCTACTGCTGAGGCTGCTTTAGCAACAGAGAAGTCTGCTCGTGCTGCCGACGCTGCTGCTGCTGCAACTGCTGCTGCAACTGCCAAGGCTACTGCTGATGCAGAAATTGCAACACTTAAGGCAGAGGTTGCAACACTTAAGGCTAATGCAGTAACCGCTAAGCTTGCTGCTGATAAAGCCCTATCCGATGCCGTTGCTGCTAAAGATGCTGAAATTGCAAAATTAAAAGCAGATAACTCTGCTGCTCTTGATGCAATTAAAAAGGCATTCAATGCACTTGCTGCAAAATGGAATAAGGCTAATCCAAAAGCCAAGGTTGCTCTCGTAAAGTAATCTAATTAAATACTGGGGCAGGACTGAGGTCTTGCCCCTTTATTTTATAAATGATAGAATAATATGGTGGAAGAATACTTACAAGAAAAAGTCCGACGGGACATAATAAAAGAAATAAGTAATCTTGAACTTCCAAATGAATGGAAGCCACAACAAGTGATTGATTATATAATCAGAAAGATAAATAAAAAATAATGTGGAATAAAATAAAGAATTGGTTACTTCCAAAAGGGGAAGAGTTTCAATATAATGTATTAGTTCAGGCTGAACCTGAAAGAAAGGTGGTAGTCGTGAAGAAAGCCGCAGCAAAGAAGCCAGCAGCCAAGAAGAAGGCTCCTGCAAAGAAGTCTCCTGCAAAGAAGACTGTCAAGAAGTCAACACCAAAGAAGAAGTAAATGGGAAAACATCACGATAAAATAGCGGCATCGTTGGAGATCCGACGTAGGAATCATAAGGGTCCAGGCGGTAAAGTTCCAGGGTCTATGAATAAAAAGAAGACTGGATATAATCGTGTGAAGGCCAAAAAGTCGTAGCAATGGAATATAAAGAGCAGTGTGAAATGAAGGGTTGCGAAAATGAGGCTACCCGAATTACTAGCACCGAAACTAAATATATAGTTATTTGCAATGATTGTTGGCACGAAATGTACAAAAACTAGGATAGCATGATACAGAAATTAGCGGATATGGTCTGGGGGGTAGTAGAAAAGCTCTACTCCCTTCCAGATGACATATTTGATTTCGAAGATGATGAAAATGCTATAATAGATGAATGAGCGGCTTTCTAGACCCGCTTAAATACAACCTATAGGAGAAATAAAATGGACGGAATTAATCTAACTGGTTTCAACCAGACAGGTGAGCAGTCGGGATCCAATAATCTTGATCTTAACCCAACAGGACAACAGCCAGCAGCAGCTTTCCCAGCGAAAGATGTATCAAACCAAGCAACAGCACAAGGTCCTAAGTAATATGTGCGTTGAATGTGGATGCGAAAACGTCGGTAGCCAAACAGGAATGGCAAAGATTCCTGGCGGCATGCTAGATGTTACAAGGGATGGAGAAGCAGGTCTTACCCTAAATATGACTGCAACTCCAGAACAAAGAGAAAGATTTATTAATGAATAATGGTACAGGAATGGAGACTCCTCCAAACAGCCAACCATCAGGTGCTGTAACTTCTCAAGAAGCAACGAGGAAAAATCCAAGTCAAGGTAGATTTAAGTCTGGAATCCAGGATAAGAGAACTATGAAAATAGATCGCAATCGTCATGGTATCCGCAGAGAAACTACCGTAGGTCCGAAGAAAAGCAGACCTAAGAAAGTATAAAGGATTCCCCCGCTAATGGCCTTTGGTTGTGGTGGGGGAACTTATTATGTGTAAAGAATGTGGTAATTGTAGCAAAGAGCACGATAAAACAATCGATGACTCTATAGATGTAACGGAAGCGTTAGGTTTATAATGGATTTGCAGGCGGCAGAAACAGCTCACAAAAGAGATGATAAGGCGGAAGTAAAAAAGGATTGGGCATGTCCTTGTAATGGATGTGCAAAGGCGGTAAAGCAAGAGCGGAAAAGAATATTAGATGAACTTGATAAAATAGATACAGTTAAACTTAATGGATTAGGAATGAAGATCCTAGTTCAAGAAATGCTTACCGCAGGGAATAAAAAGAAATGAAAAAATATCTATTTAGATGTAAGACATGCAATACTATTATGTCCATTGAAACAGAGCTTGAAGATAGCAAAATTCATTTAGTTCCACCATGTCCATGCGGAAAGTCAAGAATGGACTGGCTGGGCTCGGATGCATACAAATACGGCGTGTAGACACGTCTACGAAATTATAGGAGAGCCTATCTGCCCAGATTGCGGTAGAGATACTCACGAGACAGATGGGGCCCTCCACGCCCGTTTATTCAAGGAGTACTACGACTCAGACGCACCTAAAGCCTACAAATGCCCCATAGAAGGCGGCACAATACGTGGCTGGTGGTCTATCTAACTATTGACCTATTCAAATATATATTATATACTACTCAATACGCTCAAAAGTGAAGCGGCAAGTGCGGCGAAAGAGAGAACATGTTCGATTATAAATCGGCAATGGAATCGGGCCATGCCTTCAATAAGATCGTCGCTATGCGACTAGAATCAGAAGGAATATCGGCGGAAGTTCCAGAGTTCTCATTTGCTCAATCAAAGGAAGAAATAAAGGACTATACTCTCAACGATAAGGATGTAATTGTCGGAGATAATGTCATTGAGGTCAAGAGTCGTAATCTTTCATTTGGCGATAACCCAGATTCATTTCCATATGATGATTTGATCATAGATACAGTTTCAGGATATGAGGCAAAAGATCCAAAGCCAATTGCCTATGTTATGGTTAGTCAGGTAACAGGTGGCATGTTTATATTTCCTACAGCCTTTGCCAAATCTTGGCGGGTGGAGAGAAAATATGACAGATATCGCAAGCATGAAGATAACTTCTATTTAGCTCCAAAGACATTTGCTAGGCCTTTTAGTCAACTAATAAATAAGTTAAAGGAAACAAATGTCTAAGTGGATGTGGTATGACTTTTTCGGACGAGAATGGCAGGGATTTTGCGCTTCCTGTCGTAAAGAGCTATTTGCGCCCACTAGGGCAGATTTTATAACCAATCGGTTATATCATACGAGAAATGAATGTGGAGGCGGATATTGAGAAACTTTCTTGATGATTCGATTGTAGAGCATAAATCAAGACCACCTTTGAGATGGATCGCAAATTGGGCGGGATCAATAGCGTCCAAGAATATGCTAGAGCTATCCTATATGGAAGATGAAGGCTTAGATAAAGGATTTAGATATAAGTATTATGGATGGCTATGGGATACATTCTGGCCAATCTACAGCAAATACGGAACCTTCTATAGGTTAAATATGGACATGTCTGGTCCTGGCTGGGATGACTATGATGAGAATGGAGTTCCATACTGGGAAAAGACTGGGACAATAGATCCAGATTATGACTATGATGAATTTCACTGGGACTATATCGATGAAGAAACTGGCGATGCCTTCAAGGTAATAAATTTCGGCGGGAAAGAATGAAATACGCCCTATTAATCCTCCTAGCTATATTCATTATCCTTAATTACTTTGCATGGTTACAACAATGAGTTATCCATTACCCAAAGATCCCCAAATTGCTGCTTACTTACAGCATCTGAAAGAGAGAGATATTAAGCAGGCTTCAGTATGTGAATATTGTAAGTCTCAGTCAACTGGAATAAATTCGGACGGGTACAGAATAATCTTCGTCTGTAATAATCACTATATACCAGATAACCCTAATGTAGTTCATAGAGTATATCCAGAAGGTATGCCAGTCAATCCAGATATGATGGATCCAAATATAGGTGGCTGGAGAATGGCTACAGCTCCTGTAGAAAATTCTCCAGAATAAGGTCCTATATCTTCTATTCCCCCCTCCTTTTTCTCCTCTCTATCAGCCTTATACGGCTTTTATAGTGGAGAATTGTGGAGTAAAGTGGAGCAAAGTGGTTATTCATTAGTAACGAAATGTTATTGTATTATATAAAGATAGTTATATGTGTAATTGAACGATATCCACAGATATGTCGTAATGTTGTGGATAACTTGTGGATAACTATATATGGCAGCATATGTTCCAGGATTTGTCAATAGCTCTCGTAAAAGGCCATTTTGGCCCACAAATACGAGATAAATTTTGACAGATTTTGGATTAAATTGGATCTATTTTGTTCTATTTATATAACATTTTGTTATATTTTCAGGGATTTTTATATATTCCTCGTAAAAGCGCATTCTTGCCCGCTATTATTTAACACAAAAGGTGCAAATCGGACATTTGTCCAACTTGCACCTATGAGGTTTATATTTATTTAGTTAGCGATATTGCGCTGTATGAGTTTCTTTATGTAACTCATTTTCTTTTTCGTGATACTTCTGAATATAACTAATTAGTTCAATTAGTCTTTGTTGTGTATATGGTGGATATGTTGTTGTTATGATATTAGCAAATAATGCTGGATGAAAGTGGTGGTCATTTAGGATTTCTTCTAATTGGTCGATGACTTTGTCTACTTTTGTCCGCCGTCTCATTGTTCCGCCTTTCTATTTTGTGAGATTATATCATGAAGGGCTGACTTGCGCCAGCCCTTGTCTGATCTATTTATTTAGTTCTTGGCTTGCTTGGTCTCAGCAGAAAACTTTACGCCATTCTTTTCCGCCTCCGACAATGCCTGCTTAGCTGCAGCTGAGAAACGGCCACGGCGGCCAACAGTAATTCCCTTTTGAGCTAGATATTCACGCTTTGTTGTCATTTTGTCTATCCTTTCATGATAGGTTTATATTTTATCAGGTATCCACGAATTTGTAAATACCCTCGTAAGAGCATATTTATGCCCCCATACTCGCAGCTTAGTCGGATATGTCCGATTTGTCCACTACGATAATATCATTAGACATGGATGGATATCCATCTTCTAACAAATCTGTTGTATCTGCTTCAAGCTCGTTATCTACATAATGAACTTGAATTGTAGAATCCGTCTCTATTTGGATCCAAGAATGTGTTGCGGCATTGGAGGCAATATCCCATGCCTCCTCCGCATTTGCCGCTTCCACATCAATATAGTATTCAATTAGTTTATCTCCGAAGACTCTGAATTTAGTCATCTAATACATTCCAATCTGGTTCATTTCGTTCATTTAGCCACCCGTCCTCATCTAGAGATACAAGGAAGTCATTCTCCCTCATCCAATCTCTGATAACCTCTTCTATGATTTCCCCGCCAAGGTCCATATTAATACCAAGACCGTCGACGTCATCCCAGAACTTGTCCCAGATTTGTTTTAGAGTTACGCCAGTTGGCACAGCCTCATCTACGTAGTCGTTAACAGCAAGGTCTTCGTATTTATTATTATCATAGATATCCTTGATAATACTGAGAGACCATGTCCAAACCAGGGACGGGAAGACAGGAATCGAATCCAATTTATCAATAACCTCAACAAGGTCCTTGAATACATCATCCCTACGTGTTTGTTCTAATAGATCTAATTCAGCCACGTGCTTTCATCCTTTCGTCGATTGCGAATGCTAATGCATATGTCATTTGGTAAATATAAGTTAGAGCGTCGCATTGGCCTTCCCAGTATTTCCGCTCCATGGAATCAATGGCCTCTTCGGTCTCATCCTCCACACGCTGTGCTTCTTCCAGTTCGTGCTCAGCCTCCAGCAACAACGTCTTCAGGTGCCCGTGCAAGATATCTGTGCCAGAGATACCGTGGTCGACCTGTTTCTGTAGATGTGGCTCTAGTATTAATGTGTTCATACCAACTCCTCCAATGATTCTAGGATGTGCATTGTAGCAGAAACTTGTCCGCTTGTGAAGTTATATTCAATGTCTAATTCAGCAAAATCTTTTGAGGCGGGGTCCAAAGAATCCATACGTTTAGACAACTCCTCTAAGTCTTGATTAAGAGACATTATATGTAATTGAAGATATTCAACTAACTTGCTAGACATTATTCTACCTCCAAATAATCATCATGTTCAGGATTGAGTTCATAGAACTCATTGAATGTTTTTCTGATAAGTGGGTCATTAGACATAAATGCTATTTGGAAATCAGCAAAGTATTGGCTTTCATCCAAATTAGCATTAATCCAATCATCTAGTAATTGGTCTGCTATATCTGAGAATACAGCGTCTCTGACATGGTCAGGTAAATTATCAAATGCTCCGTGTTGCATTTTATATCCTTCCGTCAAATATGCCAGTCGTCCTATATGACGGCACATGTTCTTCGTCCAAGTATATCTTATGGGTCTGACATTCTTTGACATTATCTAGGTCTGCCTCGCCCAACCAATTACATACATTGCAGATTTCTCCACAATCATTGTCGCAGTATTCCATTGTATTTTCTGCATCACAATCTCTGCATTTGTTCTCATATTCTGAATTAGAGATAACTTCACCACGAAGTAATTCCATTTCTCCGCCCCAACCCTGTTCTTCCTCATATGACAAGGTAAATAACAAACTTGGGTATTGTGCAGATAATTTTTGGAGGGCAGGAACAGGTGGTGTCCAAGCAGTATGGAAGTTATAATAAACTACTAGATTCTCTCCATTTTCAGTAGGACCCTCAATATATGTATCTGAATATTTATCATTGTCAGATACAGCAACATCCCATTTTGTTCCCCAATTAGTTATATTCCATGAATACCAAGATTTATCAGTTAATCTTAATTGCTCAGTATCATTCCACCAATTAGGGTCAGATACATCTAAATTAGAACGAGTTGGTTGTGCAACATATTCTAAATCAGTTATACCTGCTTGGCGGTGGTTATAAATATTATAAAAAGCAAATACAGGATTAGGATAAGTAGTCTGAGATACTTCCATTTTGCCAGTTGTCGCATTCCATGAATCATGGAGCATGACGAATGGCTTGTTCATTTGTTTTACAAGGTCATTTACTAATTCAGGATTACCTTCAATTGTAAGACCGTTAAATACCCAATTTGGCATTTTGATTCCTTTCGTTCGGTTGAATGGTCCAATTATACAATGCCCCTCTGACATTTGTAAATATCCCCCAAGTTTCGGGAAATTACATTAGATCTCGTAACAGAGCTATATGGCTCTCAGGCATGCGGGCAAAAGCAAATCCCCCAGGAACCAACTGGGGGATGAGACAAGTAGGGCTGCTAGTCAAACGAAAGGAATTAAGTAAACACTGCTTTACTTAGCGACTTGGCGAATGCCTATAGCCGCACCCTACATTTAAATGGGCCTTAGCCGTAGAGATAATTATACCAGA